AAGTGGTGTTAATAAGATATGGATACAAGATACTGATATCCCTAATATACAAGAAAATAAAAATATATTCGCAGGGTTAATGTCTCCTGATTACCCGAGAGATATGGAAGAAAAGTATGGTAAAGATAGCAACATTTATTTAGTAAAAGTCAAGGGTCAATTCCCTGGCTCTGAAAGTGATACACTAATTTCTTTATCAGATATTGAAAATGCTTTTTTAAGAGAACCGATTATTTCAAACGAGGAAAGAATAATGGGAGTTGATGTAGCAAGATTCGGAGATGATAGGACAGCTTTTATTATTAGACAGGGTAATAACATTTTATTAAAAGAAAGTTATAGAAAAGAAGATACAATGCAAACAGTAGGAAGAGTTGTTGATAAAATAATTACAGAAAACTTACCACCAGAGAATGTAAACATTGATGATATAGGCGTTGGTGGTGGAGTAGTTGACAGACTTAGAGAAAAGGGATACAACGTAAGTGGTATCAACATTGGAACGAAAGCAGATGTCAGTAATGATTTTGTAGAAGATAAGTTAGCCGAAAAAAGATTTGCTAACTTAAGAGCTTCTGCTTATTGGGCAGTTAAAGAATGGATAAAAACAGCAAGTATTCCAAGAGATGATGATTATCTTGAACTATCAAATATGAAATATAAGTTTTCTTCTTCTGGAATTCTTATAGAAGGTAAAGATGAAATGAAACGTAGAGGATTATCTTCTCCTGATGTAGCCGACGCATTGATGTTAACGTTTTGTAAAAACTCTAACGAATATGCTAATCTACAATTCTTTTAATCCACACTTGACATAAAACTATGGAAGGTTTAATAATGAAGTAATATAAACCTTCTAATGAAAATTACAAATCCTTTCAAATCATTAGGAAACTTCTTAACGAAGGCTTCTTATAGTTTAAGTGGTGTAAAATTATTCTTCGGTAACGAAGCATTCGTTCAGAACAGAGATTACTTAGATTCTTATGATGTTAACTGGTTGGTAAATACTTGCGTAGACAAAATAGCAGAAGCAGTTTCGGGAACTCAATTTAAATTATACAAAGTAAATAAAAAAGAAAACATAGATGAAATAACAAGTCATCGTGTTTTGGATTTATTGAATAAGCCGAATAGATTTATGTCAAAGTTTGAGTTGTTAGAAGCGATAGAAACATTTTTAAAATTAGTTGGTAACGCTTACATTTTAAAAGTTCGTGGAGAATCAACGAAACAAGTCCAAGAGCTTTGGATGTTAAGACCTGACTGGGTAAAGATTTATTATGACCCAGAAAAGATTATAAACTACTATGAATATAATTGTCAGGGGACTATAACAAGATATGAACCAGAAGATGTAATTCATATTAAACAATTTAATCCCAAAGACCCATTCTATGGTTTATCTACAGTTAAGCCAATGATAGAATGTATTAAGACGTTGATATTCTCCACAAGGTATAATATGAACTTCTTTTACAATTCGGCGAGACCAGACGCTTTGATTATTTCTAAACAAAAAATGAAACCAGAAGAAGCCGAAGAATTTGAAAAGAAATGGCGTCAGAAGTATGGTGGTTGGGAAAACTCAAATAGAGTTGGGTTTATAGGTGGAGACGCTACTTATCAACAAGTATCACAATCAGCAAGAGATATGCAGTTTGATAGACTAACAGACGTTACACAGAATCAAATCCTTTCAGCGTTTGGAGTTCCAAAGCCAGTAGTAGCAATGACAACCGAATTGAATAGAGCAACTGCTGACGCTGCCATTTATGCTTTTATGAAGTTTAGTATTCAACCTGATATACAAAGGATAATTGATAAACTTAATGACGGTTTAATATCAGAGTTTGGAGAAGATATTTATCTTGATTATGAAAATCCAGTTCCTATTGATAGAGTTGCTTTAGTTGGCGAATACGCAATAGGTTGGAATAAATGGCTTACAACTAACGAGATAAGAGACAAAGAAGGATTACTTCCAGTTGAAGGTGGCTGGACTATATTAGTTCCTTTCGGAGAAGTTCCGATTGACGAGGCGACTGTTGGTAATGAAAGTGCTAATACTCCACCAGAAGGAAAGGTATTCACGTTAGATTCCAATAAGTATTATATTCAGAAAAGACAGAAGGAGCAGGAAGAGTTAAAGAAGAAAATATTACCACGATTAAAGAATAGAAAACAGTCAAGGGTAAGAAAAGAAATGAAAGAAGTTCTTTATAAATACGTTTCTAATTTAAAAGAAAAAAGAAAAGGATTTACTATAGACCAGAAGAAAGAGATTTACGGAGAACATATTAAAAGGCTTAATGTTGATGAGGGAAGGTTCAGGGCAATGACAAGAGGATTATTCGTCAATCAGAAGAAAAGGATAAAGGATGCTATAGTTAATGATTTAAAGAGTAAGTTGAAATCATATACAAAGAAGGTAGATTTCTCAATAGACATTGATATTGAGAACGGAATCTTTGCGAGTGTTTCTGCTCCTTTATTCGAAGATATAATAACTAATAGAGCAGAAAGAGCTTCAAGACTTTTAGGGGAACAATATACACAGACAGAAAGAACTATAAAGTTTATTAAGAAGAAATCAACTATATTCGCCGAAGAAGTAAACTCAACAACGTTTGATAAGATAAGAAAGCAAATAGCAGAAGGTCTTTCAGCAGGAGAAGGAATTGACGATATATCTAAAAGGATAGACAATGTTTATAAGCAACGTGCTGGAATAGATTCTATTACAATAGCAAGAACAGAAGTTGTTTCGGCAAGTAATGAAGCAACACTTGAGTCTTATTTACAGTCAGACGTGGTAGAAGAAAAAGAATGGTTAGCAACTATGGACGATAGAGTTAGAGAAACTCACGCAGAGATGAATGGTCAACGTGCTATTAAAGATGAACGTTTTTCAAATGGTATGATGTATCCTGGTGATATAACAGCAGGAGCAGATGAGGTTATAAATTGTAGATGTGATTTATTACCATACTTTGAAGGTATGGAAAAAAGGTCGTAGATATAAATTAACTAAAATAAACAAATGAATAAAAGTTATACAGAAGCAGTAATTAAATCAATAGATGAAACAGAAGGAAGTTTTGTTGCTTCAATTTCAAGTGGTAAAGTAGATAGAGTGGGAGATATTCTTAATCCTGACGGTTGGGACTTTAGAAACTTTAAAAAGAATCCAGTTATATTATGGTCTCACGACAATGAAGCTTTACCAGTAGCAAAGGCAGAAAGGATTTGGAAAGAAGATAAAGAGATAATGTTAAAAGGTGTTTTTGCTCCAACTGATTTCGCACAAGAAGTTAGAAAGCTTGTTCAGGGTGGATTCTTAAATGCTATGAGTGTTGGGTTTCAGCCAACAGTAGACCCAGAAATTGATAGTAAAGGAAATAGAGTTTTTCCAGCTAATGAGTTGCTTGAAGTTTCTTGGGTCAATGTTCCTGCCTTGCCTTCGGCATTGGTAGCATCAAGGAAAATGAACCTTAATTTGGTTACCAAAGAACTTGAGGCAATCCAAGAAGAAAGCAAAGTAGAAGAAAAAGCAAATGGCGATAAGTGTTCTTTAGAAGACGGAACGGAAGGCGAGATATTTACTGATGAAGACGGAAATATGGTTTGCATTCCTATAGAAGCAGAAGAAGAAAGGAAGTTAGAGTTTAGTAAGGAATACGCAAATAATTTAATATCTAAACTTGAGGAAGCTATAAATGCTCTAAAGGGTTTGCCTGAAACACAAACTCCTGATGAAAGTGTTTCTCAAGATATAGACAAAGGTCGTAAAGATAAGTTCGTTAAGCAAAGCTATGAAGCTGAGCTTCGGATATTATCATTGGCAGATAAATCTTTAGAGATTATCCGTCATAAGTTAATAAACAAAACAAACAAATGAAAGTTAACAAGACAGACGAAACAGAGGAAACAAAAGTAGAAGAAGAAGAGGAAGAGGAAGTAAAAGACCTTAAGGGATTGGAAAAAATCTTGGACAAAAAAGTTCAAGAAATAATTGATGCTACAAAAACTTCAAGAAAAGAATTCCTTCCAAAAGAAAAAGTTGAGGAAGTCGCAGACTTTTCTGTGATGAACCCTGACTTAGTAATGAGAAGGAAAGCTCCTTTCTTGAAACTCTCAAAGTCAATGAATGACTTCGTTGACGATATGAGGTCTGTGGCGAAAGGTATGTCTCATAAGGTAAAGACTATGTCCGAAGGTTCTGATACTGCTGGTGGTTTTTTAGTACCAGTAGAATTTCAGGCTGAGGTAGTTAGATATGCTTCAGAAGGTTCAATTATAAGACCGAGAGCAAGAGTATTCAATATGGGTAGGGACATTTTGGAACTACCTAAGTTAGACCAGAGTTCAGATGTATTTGGTGGAGTTACACTCTACTGGACAGCTGAAAGCGATTTGAAGGTAGCTTCAAATCCTTCTCTTGGCAAAGTAGTATTGAATGCTAAAAAACTTATCGGCTTAGTTGCTGTATCTGACGAACTGTTAAATGATTCAGCAGTTGCTTTGGCGAACTTCCTTGTCTCTTTATTTGGCGAAGCAATCGCCTTTGAGGAAGATAAGCAGTTTATACAGGGAACTGGAATGGGACAACCATTAGGAATCATTAAAGCAGTTGACATTAGTGCAGTAGCAAGAGCTTCAAGCTCTAAGATTGGAGTTACTGACATTTATTCAATGTGGAATAGTCTTCCAGCAGAACTTGAAGGTAATGCCGTATGGCTTACTTCTAAGGCTGGAATCGGTCAACTGTTAGTAGCCAACCAGAGTGCGACTAACACCTTCAATTTCTTCTTATCAAATCTGACTCAACCTATTCCTTATATGCTTCTTGGTAAACCAGTTTTGGTTACTGAGAAAGTAGTAACAACGATTGGAACTAAAGGAGACATTGTTCTTGCCAATCTTGACTACTATTATATTGGAGATAGGGGTGGACTTGAAGTTACTTCAAGTATCCACGATAGATTCAGATATGACGAGACAACCTTCAGATTTGTAAAGAGGGTTGACGGACAACCTGTCGTTGGAAAAGCTTTCGTTGTATTAAACGCATAATTATGCACAATTTAGCACAGAATATAAAAGGGGTTAATCTTATACCAGCATATGTTAGAGGAGCTATAACAGAAGGACTTTTAACTACTACTGGAACTGCCGTTGACTTGGCTGGAGAAGGAAGGAAAGTTGCTGTTGCTCTTTCAATAGGAGCAGTAGGAACTGGAACTAATACTATTAGCATAGTTATTCAGGAATCAGCAAATAATTCAACTTGGACTACTCTTGACGCTACAAGCTTTGTAAGTGTTGGGACAACTGGTTTAACAACCGTTGACCTTACTCCTACTAAAAGGTACATAAGGGCAGTAGCTACAATTAGAGAAACTAATACTATTCTTATTAGTTTTGCTGTTCTCGGAGTTGTATACAACGTAAGGGCTATTCCTACTAATGTTGCTTAGTGATTAACTTGTCTTGCTCCCAGACGATAGCAACTGGGAGCAGGGCAAATGGAAATAAAATATATAAAATTATGGAAACAAAAAAAATAACGGAGAATACTCCGTTAACTGAAGAAATAAAAGCAGAGTCATTTGAGTTCTTAAGAAAAATAGATTGGATAATAAAGAGCATAAGGG